GATCCCTCTCCGTGTCTTTAACATCGGAGGTTATGCAGGACTTAACCGCCCTGCTGAATGAGAACTCGCAAGAGTTCAAGTTCGCCTATTTGGCTGAGACGTGCTTTTCTAAGTACGTCGGTCCGGAAACGGACCCCGCCGATGTGAGACGACAAAGAGCCATTGATAAGTGGCTCAGCGTCGAACTCGACAATGCCGAAACGAACCACCGGCTGGTTTTCGCTGATCCTGACGAATATGTATTCGACAGGATTACGCATGGCCAGCTGATGGAACGTATACGGATGATCGTCGCAGAAGTGCTTTATGATAAACCCACGCTTGAGACCCTCTTTGGGACTTTCAGCGGAGGTGCATCAACGAGCCACGGACGCGATAAGAGCTCACCAGCTCTTAAGTTCATGGACAAAGCGGACGCTACCGAAGCCTGCTGGGAAGCAGTTATGGACTTAGTCCTTGACTGCCCACCTTGGGCTCAGCACATCATCGACACTTGGGTTGAACCTCGTATCGTTGAGGGTAACGTCATGTTCACCGTTCCGAAAACGACCATAATAGATCGGGTTGCCGCAAAGGAACCCGATCTGAACATGTTCGCTCAGAAAGGTGTTGGCGATACCATTAGACGTCGTCTAAGGTACAAAGGCATCGATTTGAACGACCAGTCTATAAACGGTGAGCTTGCCAGAATTGGCTCGCTCGACGGGAGTCTTGCGACTCTCGACCTTTCCTCGGCCTCCGATAGCGTAACAACGCGATTGGTATTCGAGGTTCTGCCGTGGGACTGGTTCTCGCTGATGAACAGCTTAAGGTCACCCATCACGGTGATCGACGGCACACGTCACGAGAATCATATGTTCTCGTCGATGGGTAATGGTTTTACGTTTGAGCTCGAAAGTCTCCTCTTTTGGGCAATAGCCAGAGCCACTGCTTATTTGACAGGAACACGTGGTCGCATCTCAGTGTACGGGGACGATATAATCGTTCCCTCTTCCCTAGCTCCTCGCGTTGGGATCGTTTTAAACCATCTTGGCTTTAAGCTTAACAGCTCGAAGTCATTCTGGGACGGTCCCTTCCGCGAGTCGTGTGGGAAGCATTGGTACAATGGGATGGAAGTCACCCCGTTTTACATCCGGCAGCCGATTGCCACATACTCCCGGTTGATTCATTTCTTGAATCGGTTGAGAGCGTGGGCCGCGTGCGGCCGGGTGTGCGACCCGCGTATAACCGCCTTATGGCGGAAGTACGCGTCACTTATCCCTAAGGATTTGTGGGGGGGCCAAGACCTGGACTCCATCGGTGCGTTAGTCACGGGCGACATGCCTCGGAAGATTCTTCTTCCGGTAACTGTTGACGTTACTCGCGATCACATCGGTGGATACCTTTATTGGCTTAGGACTGCTGCCACGCGTGTTAGGATCACTGAGCCACTC